TCGGTGATGATACCGAGACCCCAGATGGCGTACCATGCCAGAGCGTGCTCACGACCGAAGTCGAGAACGCCACCGTCACGGAGCTCAACCGGGAGGCTGATGGCGTGACCGAAAGCGTTGTCACCAATCATGACAGACTCGTAGACGTCAACAGCGGGCGTACCCGAGGTAGCCGAAGGCGTTGAAGCAGCCTCAGGGTTACCACCAAGACCGGGGCCGGTGTTGGCTTTGACCGGAACTTCGGTCTGGTTAGCCGGGGCACCGACGTTGGCCGACTGCGAGTAGGCCGTCGAAGCGGCAAGCAGGCGGGTCTGCGTCGTCTCAATGAACACGACGTCGTACAGACGACCGATCTCACCGAGCATGAAGTTACCCGGAGCAGCGTACTTCGTAACTTCGATGAACTCAGGGTTCGAGCGAAGGTCACGCGACTGCTTGGGGTGGATGAACATGACGTAGGTCTCACCAATGCGGGGGATGTTCTTACCGGCGAGGGTAAGAGCAGCGTCCTTAATGGTAGCCGTGGTCAGCTTGTGGTTTGCCGTAAGCGGAACCGAGCCACCCGAGATCGAGTCAGCGACAGTACCTTCAGCGTAGGTGTTGAAGGTCGTCGAAGACGAGAAGCCCGAACGGTCGTAACCGTAGACAGCCGAGGTGGCAGCCGACAGGGTGTTACGAGCCTGTACGTCGAGGTACTGAGCCATGTGACGACCGAGGAGACGCGAAGCCGAAGCCATGATGTCGTCGAACGAAGCGTTCAGGAGCAGTTCGGAAACTGCAACTGCGTAGCCGTGCTCAGCAACGGTGATGGCGATCTGCTCAGCCGTCAGAGCGTTCGTGGTCATACGAACACCTTCGGTGAGTGGCGTCGGGTCAACCGAGAAGTTCTTGTAACGCAGGAAGTTCACGCGGAGACCGGGAGCAACACCAAGTTCCGTCTTCTTAACAGCGAACTGCTCGAAGCGGAGGATAGGCATTGCCTGAAACAGGATTTCCTTCGACCAGATGGTCTGGATTGCCTGCGAGAGCTGGCTGTTGGAGCCAGAGTAGGCGGTAGGGGCTCCGGCAAGCTGGCCGGATCCGGTAATGGCAGAAGCCATGATTTTCTCCTTAGTAGAGGTTAGGGGTTATGGATTAACCGAACAATCCCTGACCACGGTTTGTGCCTGCCGAACCAAGGAGCTTGGCTCGATTCTTCGCATAGTCAGCCATAGACATATTTCGGAGATCATCCGAGGAGGTCGAAAGTTGTGCCGGATCGTTATCGAGGGGTCCAGAGGAAGGAGCGGTAACGCGTGCTCCAACCATTTCTTTCCGAGTCTGCTGCGAAGCTTGTGCAACAGAATCAAAAATGCGAGACGACTTCTCCTTAAGTGCAAGGATGCTCGTCTCAATCTCATCCCGGTTGTTTCCCTGAATCAGGTCAATCAGTTCCGGAATGATGTTTTCGCGCTCCTGCTCCAGACGCTGCTGGCGGAATGCCTGCAGTTCTGTAAATTCACGCTCTTTTTCAAGAAGTGCAAAGGCACGCTCACGCTCTGATCGCTCTTCAGCGAGCTTTGACTCGAGCTCCTCTTCCTTCTTTTTCAACAGCTCTTTGAAGCCAAGCTCAGCTTCTGCTTCTTCCTGCTGCTTCTTCTTTGCTTCAGCATCACGGGCGGCACGCTGCGCCTTGCGTTCTGCTTCTGCTGTTTCACGCTCCTCGCGCTCCTTCTTCAAGGCGGCGAGTTCTTCCTTCATCTTGTCCATGACAGGGTAAAGCTTGTCTTTTTCCTGAGCACGCGCCTTGGCGAGATCTTCTGCGGTGTACTGGCCCACAGGTGATTCCTCCGTAGCAAAGGGTTCTGAATTAGCGAGGGGTGTTTCTACGGCAGCTTCTGCTGCCTCAAATGCGTCTTCCGACATGATTTCTCTTTTCATTCTCGTGGCCGTTTTCCGAATGCCCGAAGGCGTAACACATGACCTATCACTAATGACAAGTAAACCGACTTACCAGATACTTGTCACACTAAAACAATGATCTCATCATTCTTTTTGGTTGTCGCCCTGAACAGGCTGACGACCGGCTAGCTTAGTTCCGTAAGCATCTGTTACCAACTGCTCACGAATCTGCGCTTCACTTTGAGCCACCATAGGTCCGGAGTTCAAAGCAGGGTCTTGTGCGGACTGCTCAGTAGCAGGTCCGGAGATTCCATCTCCCAGAGTGTCGCCGTCTCCAAGCATGGTCGGCTCCATTGGGATTGCAGATCCATCTGGTCCCGGCATCATGCCGGTCATGTCGATGATCTGCTTTTGGATCTGAATCTTTACGAGGTTGAGAGCACCTTCCGACATTGCGTCGGAGATAAGCTCTGAACGGATCTCTTCAAGCTTCTCTTCTGGGAACTCCTCGCCAAGTGCGCGAAGTGCGCCTTCCTTGGACTCAAGCCCCATCGTCATCTTCTGCTGAAGCTCGTTAAGGAGGACAAGCTTGTCAAGCGGGAGAGGCTCAGGGAAGTGAGTGTACGTCTGGTACGTGATCGGATCATTAGGGTCAAGCTGAGTGATTTGACCTTCTTTAAGGGGGCCGTCAATCTCAGGGTTGTACACAAACGTGTCAGGCTCTTTAACCGCAAGGTTAAGCATGACCAGTTCGTTGATCTTTTCAAGACCGGAACCGTACTGCGCGACTTTCTGCGACCAACGGTTCATCAAAGGCTGGAACTGGATCGATAAAGCAACGCCAGAAGTGTTAGAGATTGGCTGAGTCTGACCCAGAGCGGTCTCTGGCACGTTCATCATTTCGTGCATAGACATCTTTAGTCGGTCAAGGTACTCCATGGCACCCTGCAGCCCAGCACTACCGCCCTCGAGATTAAACACGCTGGCGTCCTTGGGCAGACCTCCCCAGACCTTCTTTGCGCCCTTTTCAAGGTTGGCGGCTTTAGCGCCGATAATTACTGTAACTGGAGAAGCGTGATAGTTAATGATGTCGGCGATATCCGTCGAGATCTCATTGTAGGCACGGTTCAGCGAGATGATGTCGTGCGCGTCCGAGAGTCCCCATGGTGAGCCAGAAACAGGGATATTCGGGATGTGTACAACGGGAATTTGTCCAAGCGGGTTAGGACGCGAGTCAATAAGTTCATCATTTAAGTATTCCTCAATAACATCGTCGGTCAAGATTTCGGTGTATGTAAATACCTGACGAGTACCCTCAAGGCTGGTACCCCAGAAGCGGTACTTCTGCTTGAACCGCAGAAGGCGGGTACGGTCGTGTGGGTGGAACTCTGGGAATGAGAACGCACTGTTTAGGGGAAGAATGCGTACACGCCCCGGGTGAAAACGACCGATAGCGTCAGTCCACGGCTCTTCGTATGCAACCTTAACAAAGCAGTCACCCGTAATAGCCCCGGTTTGTGCCATTTCGAGCAAGACGCGCATCTTGTCGTTGTCGACTTCCCATACCCGCTCAAGACGATCAGGTACGATTGCTTCCGTCTCCTTGGGGGAACGGAAAGTGACCCCCTTGCCAAAAGTAAAGCGGGCAAGGTAGTCAATGAAAGCTCGGTAGTAGTTGATCGAGATCTGCATCTCGCCCTGCTCACGGCGGTAGCCCCAGTGGTGACCGAGGTACATAGCCCAGTTAAGCGAGTAGCGGTTTAGGCGAGGACCGTGGACCTCAAACTCTTCGTCAGCAAGTTCTACGAGCCCAAGGGGCGAGATACTGATCGTAAGGTCAGAAGACGCCGCCCGATAACTGGGAGGCGAAAAGTCAAATTGTGCACCAGCCATTATGCCGTCTCACTACTTCTTGTCATTCTTTGTGCCCTTCCTCTTCTCTGCGATCTTCTCGCGGAGTTTCTCTTCGTAATGCTTCTTACGGAGTTTTTCTGCGCGAGTCTTCTCAGAAACTTCTATGAATTGCCCGCCGTGCTTTACGTACTCGGAGTGGACCCAGTGGCTAGCACCGGGGGACGGGTACTTAGCAAAACGAGCCTTGGCTTGCATGATGACCATGTTCCAAAGCCTTTGGTTAGCCGGTACTTGCGCCATGATTACTCCTCGTACAATGGTGGGCCTACTTAGCTAACCTATTAGCTAAGTAGGCCCACCGCAGGTCAAACTAGTCGTTGACGACGGTCGGGTTGAGGCGCATCGTGCGGGCACCCGAACGAGCGACAACCTCAACGGTCTGTTCTGCGTAGTTAGTGAACGAACCGTGAGCAAACTCGCCAAGGAACGTCGGAGCTTCGACCCATGCAGCCGAGCCAACGTGAGCACGCTCCATGAGCGTCTCAGCGGCAGGCTTCTGCCATACAGGTGCGTTGCGGTTCGGACGGCCCGGAGCGGTAGCAAAACCACTCATTGCGCCCTTCTGGAAATCGGTGGGAACGTCAGTGTCCGTGGCGATTCCTTCTTCAAAACGAAGAGGTCCACGGCGCTCAAGGTTACCAGCGAGCTTGCGTTCGTAAACCTGAGGCGAACGCTCAGGGAACATAGGTGCGGGTCCAATACCCATGGTGTAACTCCTTAGTTGGTGAAATGCGCGTTTCAATTACAAGTTTCCTCTAAATGAAGAATAAATACAGGCTAAGTAAGTCTCTACTAGAAGAAGACGTTAGAGCTAACCTGAACCTCTGGCATGACCAGATCGACGGTCATTGAGCACGCAATTGCGAGGGAGTCAACAAAGTCATCGTGAGCGTAGGCTTCGTCGGGGGCGGCAACCATAAAGTTAGGTCCCTTGTATTGGACCTCAGCGTCTGTCATTTGCTGTACAAAACGCTTCCATACGCGAAGCCTCTTTGTCTTGTAGTTAGCGGGGTACGACAACATCCTGCGTTGCATGAGAGCCTGCAAGTGCTTGAATCGCTTGGACTGCTCACTAGGGCTTGATGTGAGGGAAATAACCTCGGCCCTAGGCATGAGAACCTTGAGTCGCTGGGCAACGGCGTCACCGACACCGTTAGCGTCAACGCCGACGGCAAGCACGTCGTAGTTGCTAAGGAAGTTGACGATCTGGAAGTACTGTTCCTCCCAGTCGTCTCCTTGAATCTCGAGCCAGTTTAATACTCGGTGATCAAAATACCCAAACTCATCTGGGCGGTCCCAGTCAACCCAGACCACGGTAACAATAGTGGAGTCCATCTTACGCGCGGGGTCAATGCCGACCACCACAGGTGTTTTATGCCATGCCTTGACGAGCTCTTGTGTGGGGTCCCCAAGTTCGTCCATCAACGTCTGGGTCACGAACATACCGCGCTCAAGCAGCCATTTGCAGCAGTACGACATCTGGAACTCATCGGAGTCCTCGCCAATGCGAAGCATCTCCTTTTTGATGAACTTACGGTAGTTGTCGTTTACCTTAGCGACATCCCGCCAATCCCACTGGTAGTGGTTCTGTCTAGCGGCTCGTCCCGTAGCTCGGCGTTTGTTGAGTTGAATAGCCCGGTAGAAGTTGTTTTTAGAAGTTGTGGGCGTGCCAGTCTTGATCATAGTTCCGGCGTAGTAAGCAAGCATTGGTGAGATCGACTTGGAGACCACAAAGTCATCCGCTTCCTGACACTCGTCAATGACGATGACGTGGAACGACTTCGACTCAATCTTGGCGCGAGGGTTTGCCGTCATCATTGTGAGGGTAGAACCGGATCTCTTAAGTTTGATCATCTTGGTCACACCACCAACTCGGGCGGCCGAATCGTCAATCTCCGGGTCTCCAAGGACTTCCTGAGCTCTCTCAGAGGTAAGTCGGGTGACAGTACGGCTAAACAACGTTTCAGCCTGAGACTCAGTAGGGGCGAACATGCCCACCCAGAGTCCGTCCTTAAACTTCCCCAAAAGATCGGGGTACAGCTTTGCCAACAAAGGGAGGATGACCATCAAGGTCGACAGGGTGTCAGAAACTGTCTCAGTCTTGCCGGACTGACGAGAAGCCAAAGCGGTGATTTCTTCACCATCGTTGATGATGACGGATTCAATGATTCTTCTGGCTAGGGGTTTTTGGTAAACGTGAAGGTCGTGCCCGACGAGGGCGACCATGAACTGCATGATTTTGTCGATGAGCTTACCGACAAACTCAGGGGATAACTCTTCTTCGGGTTCTTCCTCAAAAACAGCCTCTGGATCTTCTTGAAGATAGAAGTCGGGGTTAATCTCATCAAATTGTTGCTCAAGATCTTCAGGATCCATGTCCAGACCGTTTCAGTAACTCGCGAGTAATGGCGAGCAAAGCTTCTGCCCCCATATCGGCCTCACGTAAGCGATCCGCGTTATTGTCTCGCAGCCAACCCGTCAACTCTTTCCCAATGACGTAAAGAGCGTTTTCACTCCATGTAACTAGGTCCGGAGTCGAGATCATCTCGACCCTCTTCTGAACCCTGCTGGGGGGCTGGAGTCCAGCCTTTTTCTTCTTGAAAATCTTCATCACTGAGCTCTCGTCCTCCAATTGCCTTTGTTAAGGCTTCTTCTTCTGTTAGTTTCCCTTGCCAACGACCGATAACTA